TTGCGTTGTTAAATTTGGATGAGAAACCCCTTTGCCTCGGGGGAAAGATCCTTGTTCAAGTCGATAGCTGCCTCCCGCAAATGAGAGTCGCTGCCATCTGACACTCCTTCTGAGCGGCTTACTAGGGATCGGGGATGGCCCGAATCGCCTTTCTGCGTCTCATATTCCATGTCAGACTCGCGGCTTGAACTTGAAGAAACTCTGGCACATGTCCTGTACCAGAGGTCGAACTTTATTTGTTTTAAATCCCGATGACGAGATCCTTTTCCTCCCATGCCATGTGGGACGATTTCGGATGACGTCTTCAGGTGCGCTATACCAGAACCGGGGGAGCCGAGGAGCCAGGCAGAGCCTTTGCACCTCAGCATGTTGCTAAGTAATACTGGTCCATCAAGATAAGCAAGATCTCCTGTGGCCTCCTGTTTGGTTGTGTGGGGGATGTCTTCCACAATAACCTTGCATCCTATTTTCCGCGCACAAACTATGCGGTTGAGGGATGCAAACTTTGTCGCTATGTCAAGCAGACCAATGTTTTGGAGAGGCAAGTCCAATTCAATGTCGTTGGACAGGAAAGCTTCATTGATGAATCCACGTGATCCTGAATGAACTAACAAGAGCGTGTCAGCTCCGTTGCTTACAATCTCTGCGAAGTGATTGCCATAACCCAAAGTGCCAAGGTTGTTTAGCAATCTTTCCCTCGACTGGGGTAATAGTCGAGCGGAATCGAAAAGATCTTCAGCAGCTGCTATTTCAGAATTCAGTAGGTTCCCTGACTTCAGTAGTCGTTTTACTGAGGAAAAAGTTGGAACCATGTGGAGTCCAGCGTCTGAAAAAAGGGTTACACCACACCCAATGTCTTTGAGCAATTTCCTTGCTGTGGTTGAAGCCGCGACCAGACTCAAAGCTGTTCCATGACTGTACTGGAAGTCAGTGTCAAAATAGACTCCAGCATGTCTAACACGCTTGTTGAGTGACCACCTTAGTACTTCTTCAACTTGATACCGCGTACCAGGACCTTGCCACACCATATGTAGGGCGTCTAGCATGTATGAGGTCTGGAATGTTGGGTCGAGCAAGGTCAACGCTAAGAGGCGTCCTTGTGTTGCAATTTCTTGCGCTTGAGCATCATTATCCTTGATGAACTTAAGGCACGATCTTAGGTCTTGCAAATCTGGACGGCAAATCAAAGCGTTGAATTTGTGCTTGAGGAACGGCTCCCACCAGGGGGAAGTTCCAAGACAGTGGGAGGGTGTAATGTAAACAACAATGGAACCAGTTTCCATGCAGTGAGCGACTCTATCAGGTGCTTCATTGCCTTCACAGACAATAATGACCTTTGAGCTGCCCATATCAGCATAGGAAACTGGATCCACAGTGATGAGTTCATGTCGTATCGATAGATTACCATAAAGGTCTCTACAGACGCGATCAAGTTGACTAGTTAGCGCAAAGTCACACTTCATGAGTCCATCACTGATTTGTTGGGAGTTGGAAACTAACCATTTCCGAGTATTAGTCTCCTCTGTAGTGCCCATGCCAGTCAGGCCCCCTCGAAAGAAGGCCTTCTGAAGCTTAAGGCTCCACGGAGAAAACGCACTCGATGATCCGATTATTTCAGAATCAAATGGTTTAGGTAGGTCTAGATAACCATCACCTGTGTTCTCGCCAAACACTGGGTAGGTTAATCTAGGGTGCACTAAGGGGGCGTCGAAAATGTATTTGTTCGGGTGTCGATCATTGGCTTCCATCATTGGGCAATCATCAATGCGGACGAAGAATCCAACCTCTTTAAGACTACCAGCCAGTGACTGGAACAGTTTCTGAGGTCGCTCAAATTGTCCATAGTTGATGGCTCCTTTCCAAGGTAAAACAGTCAACATACCACCATTGTATCCCCACTTGTCAGACGGCAAAATTTCATCCTCTGACAGGTTGAGTAAGGTGGCCATGGTTTTCCTTGTGGCCCATGATTGTCGCAACAGGAGAGGGTTTCTCCAATTAGCTTTGTAGAACATGAAGTTGTGTTGTTCTCCATGTTTGTCAAAGTACACGTATCCAACTCTTCTAACTGTGTTGGTCAAGTGTATTACGGTTGCGAGCAGGGCATGTCTGGAAAGACTGAGTCTCGACACTCGGTCCTTTAGGTGGTACAAGGCAAGTCCGCGTGCCATAAATCCCATTCTGTGAACGATGGGTGCAACTGGCATTGAAAGGGAACGTTGGAAAGTATTTGGTTGTATCAAAACGGGTCCAACGTTGCACTCTACTTCGACTCCAGGACCGACATAAGCTGTCTTGTCTGTCCTTGTGGATCTGAGCTTAGAGAAGTAGATTAGAAGTGCTGCAATGACTGAAGCAATGGCGGGTAGAGCCCAAGAGAAACTTGTCTTAACAACTGACAATGTATCACTTGATCCAAGAATGTACACACTGAACTGAGAACCTCTAAATCCAAGGCGTTTCAATTCTGACTTTGTGAACAAGGCTGCACAGGTCTCTGCTACGTACTTGTCTCTATGAGAGAAAATAGCGAACAACACACCGGTGGTGCGTCCAATTGTAGCTTTGAGTGAGGACCATGAAGCGGCAAAGTCAAGTGAGTTCATCTGGGTGTAAATGGCTCTAAGTTGGGAGCTTGTCTCGGTCACAACACCCACTGAAGTTATGGCTTTGAAATAGCCTACGTCAGCGAGCATGTCAGACAAAGACACGCCTTGGGAGTACCACAGAGTGGTTCGGGAATCTCTGAAGGGATTGGACCGCATGGTAAGAACTTCATGCAGTTGTGATCCCGTAATCTCTTGCAATGAGGCAAAGTCACCCAAATTGAGTTCGTTTACCGCTTTACTATTGAGTTTACAATTCAGAGCGGAAGGGAAAAAGCGCTGTTCAATAAACATTTTAATATCGAAATCCACTGGGTTGAGGTCTCCTAACTGGTATTTGAATTTCCAGCGGTCGGATGTGGAGACTGCCTTTACCATGACTGACTTTGGGATTGCCTGCCTTAAGACTTCCCAGAATTTACGAGCTTCTGGCAAGTACCAATACATGGCAACAAAACTTATTGCAGCATTTAAAGATCTAGCTGCCATTTGATAATTTAATTCAAATGCGTTGTTGTCACCAGGCACTATTAGGCGGGAAAATACCTCATGAAGATCACGGACAGGAACACAAATAGAGTTTGACAGGCGGGTTGCTCCATGGCTGCAGAAACGAGAACTCTCAGGTGAAATGATGATGTCAGCACGACCTCGTTGGGGCCATCCAGCTTCAGAGTACATCCAATTACGTAACTGTTGGATTCTGAGGATATCATCACGTTCACCTATAACAATCCCGTCATCACCTTCAATCAAGATGACGACTCGAGTTTGCGTTTCATCAGGTCGAATTTCAAGTGCTTTTGACACCAAGGCCACAGCAACAATAGTATTACATATCTTGTTGTTGATTGAGGTGTCCCATGAGCCAGACTTTTGGCAGCAGCGCTTGAATTGGACCACATGGCCAGAGCACATAACACAGATACCAAATCCATCTATCAAAACTGTGGATTTCATAACTTCGGCCGCAATAGATCCACCCACTCCAGAGGAGCAGGCCAGGGCCATAATGTCACGTGCTGCACTAAAAAACTCTATCTCCTTATGACCGTCCCATTTCGAGGATTCGATCTCAACTGATGCTGGGTCCTTAAATTTCTCGAAAGCTGACACGATGCGCTCAGCCTTTTCAAAGCAGTCTCCCTTCATGGAATAAGTGAAGTTTCCAGAAGATCCAAAGAAATCATTGACTGGTTTGAAAAGACGCATTTCACATAAGCGCACTTCGCCAACTTTGTACTGAAACAACCGCGGGATCATTGGTTCCCCTTCATCTTCTTTCCTTTAAACCTTGGGACTGGCATGAAATAGATGATTTAGGGGTTCACCTCTAATCAATCGATCAAAATACAGGTCAAGCACATTTCTACCGTTCCTCAGGGCGTCGCCAACGTTCTTAAAGTTACACGCTGACATGTAACCCATTGTGCTCGCCTTATTAACGTCTGACATAATGTCATCCCAAGTTGGTGTTGAGAATGAAAAAGACTTTGCACTGTCTGAGACCAGGAGTTTCAGCCACTCAATGGTAGGCTGAAAGAGGTCCATATTGACACGGGTTCGAGGAAAGTTGTAGCGATGCTTAAGTCCTGCAAGAACAGATAAATTGTCTTGAGGAGGCACCAGCATGGTTCTGTTGAGTGGTAGGAGTTGAGCCTCAGAGAGAAGGCTGCGATTGAGCAAATCAATACCAGTGTTAAAAATTCGGTCTTGTACTGGTATTTTGAGCATCCGTCCAGCGATATTGTATGCTTCGCTAAAGTAGGTCCGGTAAAACTCGAGTTTGGTGATTGGCTCAAAAGTGAAATTCATCATTCTGAGGTTGGTTGATCTTTGTTCATCCCGTATTGATACGGGAATTTCAGCATCAGGTTGATCCTGGTAAGAGTAATTGAAAGAAACCAATTGCTCAGGAGCAACCCCCAGGTGAAACAAAGAGGTAAGTTGAGTCATCCAATAGGATCCCAAGTCATCTGGCCCATAGTTTACATAGGCGGCCTTAAAATGTCCCATGACTTCAGTTACAGCCATTGTCCATTCATAGGTAAAAGGATCTTTCATATGGATTTCTCCGATTTTTGCACTATTCAGCAGGGGGTCATGAATGTGGCGCTTGTGTTTCCCCACCACCCACACTAAAGCTGGTCCTCTAGAAACAGGATCACACAGCACATCTACTGTCTTATAGTGTAAGCAGCAATGGTCAATAAGATTGACAATGCGTTCAGCATCGTCATACCATTGGGAGGCTATAAAGGTTCCTCCAGGGTTAACCCTACGTGAAGCTACATCCAACATGTCATAGTCGTGGAACAGAGCTACATCTCGCTCTGAGAAGTCGTTTCGCCACCAAATGTCGTCCGAGGGCGGAGTTGTCGCATCTACAACCACAAAATCTGACATCATGGTTATATCATTAATGTCAGCCGTGATCTGGACAACATTTTTGGCGACAATGGACGAGCTAAGGGTGTAGCCCTCCTCAGGCAAGGTGACGGCGGTAATTGGTCCAGAGAAGCCCTCATTCAACATTCCTTGAATGAAGCCTCCACCTCCTGAACCAATCACAAGCGCCTGGGAGGGCTGGCGAAAATCCACTATTCCATCGTGGGAAAGCGCTATAGCTGAGCTACAGCGTAAGTTGATCATCCCGGGGGGCAGCAGGAACTTTCGTTCCCAACCGAACCAGCCATAAGTCCAGCCGGATCGGCGCGGCCCAACCGTGATCATTTGTTTGATACGGTTAGGGTTTTGCCCTAGTAGGGGATGAGGTAGGTCGGAAAGTAGTCTGAACTCAGGCATATGCCAGAAGCATTTGACTCCAGTCTTGAAAGTCCCTGTTGCAGATACTAAATTGAAACCGTAGGTCACGTTGTCACTTCGTAAGAATAAGAAGTTGGCTATTTCAATTAAACCAGCGGCAGCCAAAATATAGTCACCGGTTAGTGTGCAGAGGATGGGAAACAAGATATTTTCCGAATCGGGGATCGCTAAAGAATCAACAATGAAAGCCGCGAGTGAGCCAAATAACGGACTGGCACACATTGTGTAAAAGCGGATGGAGGAGGATAGAGGGGATTTGTAACCTTCGTAGCTAAAGAGGGATGATTGGTTACGCGCACGCCGACTTATTTGCCACGCCATATAGGCATCACGAACTTGTTGGTCTTGGAGGCCAGCCTTGTATCCCTGTCTCCTAAGGTCCATAGCTTTGGAATAAGCTTTTGGAACAGTTAACAAGGCTCCAAGCGGTGCGAAAGTTTTCTTAGCCACTGTGGTCTCGAGAGCGTCATTCAGTCCCTCATCAAAGAAATCACGGCAGTAATGCCTAGAGACGAAGTGCGACATATACGCGGCGCCAAAGAAACCTTGGTTTATCAAACCAAATCCGAACCATGAAAAAAGTGATGTTTTGACCACACTTGAGCTGTCACACCAAGAACAAAACGTCTGAGTTCCTGCACTCATCATATGGAGCTTGTACAACCACTCAAAACCTCCAAAGGTGGACAGTGCGCATTCCTTGAACTCGTAATTACGCTCACCAGGCTTGATCACATGCGTGCTAACTAGCAAAGAAGTCCCAGCTGCCATCTTTGTGACGACCGCTCCAATCCACATGGCAACTTGCTCATGTGGCGACATCTTTGATACCACTAGTCTCCAAGGCATTTTAGAGCTTACAACTTCATCAGCTCCATAAACAGCCCAGTGGTCGTAAGTTCCCAACCAGCTTTGAACATGGTCAGATTGCCCACTGCCTTGGAAGTCACACACGCCCTGCATCACTGGTCCTGCACACACGCAGAAAGGATTGATAGTCACATTTCCTTCCAAATGTCTTGCTGCATGTTCAAAGGCGGTAATCTTCCAATCAATGTCACGCAAATGAAAGCGTTTCTGACTGTCACCGTAGAACATGGGTGCCATACGCAAAGAGCGCACAACCGCAGGATTTTCGAAGGGGAAGGCAAGCACCTCAAAGTTAGAATACTTTGATAGCTTCATGACTTGGTTGACTCGTTCCTCATCAGAGTCACGAGTGTAGATAACGAGGCCGTCATTTGGAAAATTGCTTTTGAGATCATCAGCAAAAGAGAGCAATCGCTCCATCCAAAAATCAGATCCAGCGACACCAACAACATGAACATGTTCATTGGATAATGACGTGGAACGGCTTAGGTCGAAAGGGCACAGAGAAGAAATGGGTAAAGTTGGCTGTGAGTAAATCAGATGGGTTCCAGCTCTCTGCTGCAAGTAAGGTCCATCAGAATGAAACCGTGAGATCTGTAGACCCAGCGTTATCAATGGACCGAGAGCATAACCGAGCATCATAAGTTTAGAGAGATTTGGTCGTAGAATAGACCACAAAATCACAACTGCGAGATAAGGAGCATAATAAACGATGTTGCTCTTTAACATCAAACCTTGCATGGAAGTTCTTACGCAGGGCATCCAGTGAGAAATCTTTTGGTCAAGATTTCCTTCTCTCGATAGTACGATGGGGTTGACTTGTCTGTAAGATCCGTATTGGAACCTACGATCTGTTCTTAAACCTTTGGAATCCATGAACGTCACCACGACATCTCTCTTGTATGCTTTCGAAATGGCATCACTCCAGAGATCATGTCCTCCGTATTTGTGGTCTAGGGGTTCCAGTGTGTCAAGGTAAGGAGAGCCTCCAAACATAAGTTTGTCAGCTGAGGAAATTGCTCGCGCCCTGACCACTTCTGGTCTTGACTTAAGCAAGTAGGCGATGGCGTCCCAGTAGCATGTCGTTGGCCCGGAATTAGGAACTATAACTTTCCTGTAAGGGCGGTTTTCCACGACAATCAGTTGTGAGTGCCCACGCAAATTTGCGTGCTTCCCACGGGATAGGGTAACCATAAAATCGGAATAATTACTGAAGATGAATAAAACAAAGGTGAAGCCGAGTGAAACAAAAGCCATTTTTGGAAAGAAAGGCAGTACCAGTGTGAGGATCACACTTACGGCTGTCCATCCTGGAATGAGTCTAACCAGGAAGGCCAAGATGCCACCAAAAGTGAAATCAGTGAAGGATGTTTGCCTAACCTCCAGCAGCTTGGTAGTTCTTTCGAGATAATTGACTTCAGTTGAAAGACCTTCAGCCCATTCTCTAAGAGTCGTTAGAACGTAATTGAAGGAGATGCCTGTGAATGCCAATTGTTGAACTGACTTAGCTGCTTGAAGGGACAAGTCCGTGACTTGCTTGTACAAACTCTCATATTGATCCAAATGTGAGTACGTAACAAATATAGAACTTATCAAGCCAAACAACCACCCGAACCGAAATGCTGAGTAGACAAAAAATGCAGCACATACTGATGTTGTGATGTTAAACAGACTTGCATTAGCTGTCTTAGTCACAGGCACTCCTACTACAAACCTCACTTTTCCTATGAGTGGCAGGCTAGCGTACACGGGCACTTCTGTTTCACCGTTGAAGAAGGATGTCAAAAATTCGAGCACCATGTTTAAGGCCCCTATGATAGCTCTAATGACACTGGTAAGCAGGCTAGTCACGTTGCTGGTTCTCACGATCCTCTCAGAACCTTGTGCTAAATCATTCAATCTATCGTTAATGGTTGACAAGGTTTCACCAAGGTTGTTGCTCCAAGGTTCAAATTTGGAAAAAGCGCTTGCCATAAGTTGTCTGGCATTGGCAGCAGAATTAATCACAAAAGACGTGAGAAATTCAACAGACTTAGCCAAGGTAGAGACGCTAGGAGATGAAATAACAACAACGGAGAAGAAAGTTAGCACTGACAATATCCCGAGTAAGGGAGTATTGGTGAGAAGTAAGCAAAAGAGGAGAGACGTGACCAAAGAGAGCATGAGAGAGGTGTAAGATGTTTTAATGAGCGAAACATCATCGAGTTCCTCTGGGTTGAACAGTAGGTGCGAGAAATCTTTGCTGGGGTAATTGAACTTGCGTTCAATAGGAGGGAATCTTGTAACACAGTTTGATCCCAGCGCACCCCTCATAAGAGGCGTTGTCGCTGGGTTGAACCATGCGGTAATCAAGAGTAGGATTGGGTAAATTGCGCGAGATGTCAACCTGCAGAAGTTTCCTCCTGTAGGCTTGACTGGTGTTGTAACTTTAATGGTCCCCACCTCACTATTCTCATCCCGGGTATCTGTCGCAATGAAGCAAGCTAACGCGGATATGAAAATTAGAGCAAACCAAGTTACACCAAAAAACAAAAGAAAGGGAGAGACTAGCATCATGCAAGCACTAACCATGCTAGCAGTTGATGGCGTTGAGGTTTTGACAATTCCAAAGTAACTTAGAATTTGTCCACCAATAGATTCACGATAATCAGATATATTCCATTCTGACAGAACCTTCCTCAATCGCTGCTGAACTAATGATGATGCAAAGTCATCGGGGGAAAACCTCAAAACAGCTGAAACACAAACCAGGACCAAGGCCAGGAAAGCTGGAGCCAAAGCACTCAGTGGAGGTAGCAATGAAAACCAAGCCGTCTTGACAATCCTTGACAACAAGCCTTGTTGTTTAGGGCTAAGGTGTTTAATGCCAAGTTCAGTCAAAGCTCCAGATTCAGTAATGAAACGTTCCATAGAATGTCTAAACAGAACTGTTCCCTGAAAACCAGGCGTCAACGAATATTCGCCTTGCTGGTTAGTGCTAGCCAACAGACAGGCACAAGTGTGGGCTTTCAATCTGTCAGCATACCTCGATCTCACCAATGTGTTACCTATGCGTGTCTCAAATCCACTCGAGAAAATAAATTCAACTGCACTTGAAAAGAACATTGACAACAGTCCTTTCATGTTTGTTAAGAGTTGAGTTACATCTTCTGTCAATCCAGTTTTGAAGGTATTGAGAACAACCTCACCTTCGGCCCGAACTATGACACCAGGGTTTAGACGTGATGTCGGGATACGGGCTACCAAATTGACTTTCTTGGGCTTGAGGGACGTCTGCATAGGAGTGACTTCACCAACTCCGTTGAAAAAGAACTTGTTGATCAGATACATGGAGATCATGGTCAACACCATGGAAGTTAGTCCAGTTTTCACGGAACCTAATCCTAAGTCTTGGTTCAACGGTTTTGGGGCTAGAGGGTCATAACCGGTCTCAGTGCCAATTAAGGCTTGACTTTCTGGAGTGGAGAATACGGATGTCACAAGTTTTGTCACAGCTTCTGGAACATTCTTTAAAGTACTTAAGTAGTCAGCAGAAGCGTGGACAGATCCGTCATCCTCAGTCAGTCCGAGTGAGTGAAGAATTCCTGCATCAAGTTTTAAAGCGGACAACAACTTGGGTACAGAGCCATAATCACTGGGCTCTCCTTTGAGTGCGCTCAAAAAGCAAGAGAGTCTCGTATGTTCTTCGGTGGAAAGTGCGGGAGTCGACCAGGTTAGGTTTGGATGAGTGAAGATGCCAGGACGCACGCGTCCGACTCGGCCTCTCCACTGAGTAAACTCTGAGATACTCAGAGGGCGTGTCTTAAGAAATGATACTCTATTTGAGTCCACATCTTTTTCAATCATTGCACCAGTCAGGACCAGGACGTCAATAGGTAAAGTCGCTCCAAAATTGACAGCATTTGTACATGCTACAACCATATTTTTCTGCTTAGAAAGCTCAGCAGACACCTTAGCCAATGGTTTTGATAGCAAAGTGTTGGCTGAAACAATGGAAACGCGAGATTGTTTGTCTAATCTCACAAGCTCTTCACCGAATTTGACAGAGGGGATTTGAACCATAATATTTTTTGTTGGGTACTGCTTAATAACATCCATTACCTCCTTAGCACTCAGAGAACTGGTGTTCTTGAGACGCACATCCTTTATAGGGTGTTTGGATGCATTTTTTGAGAGGTGCAGAAATTCAGTACTATTAGGTGATCCCGTCATGAGGACAGCCTTCTTACCACGGGCGACCCACTCTGATTTTACCCAGTTGACGCAAGTCTGCGTCAATGCGGTTGTATCGTGTCTTTCATCAACCATAATAACATCAAAGTTGTCGAAAGCTTGTGGATTGGACAGAAGGGCATTTACGAACTTCCCGTGTGTTAACACGAGAAGGTTAGAGGAATAATCAATGGTTTCATCACCCTTTGAACTTCTTGCATGTTTTCCTAGTTGTTTTGCAATTTCGTCAACTAAGGATGCGCGTGGTTCAATAAGAATGGTTCTTCCATGATCAATGTTGATGACATTGGGTAGCCAAGTGCTCTTACCACTACCACATGGCACCTCAGCCTCAATCAATTGGTACTTTGACAGAGATTGTGAGATGAGTGTGGGCCATTCAGCAGTGGTGGAGAGACAAATGTGATAAGTGCCGCAAGGAATATGCGTGCAATAAATACCACAGACTGAGCCATTGTCATTAGTAATCGGCAATCCGGACCACCCTAGAACGGGTGCGCCGTCAAATAGAAACTGATTGGGGCCTTCACGACATAAGGTCCCAACAAGAATTATATCAGGTGATTTGACTTTTACGGATTGGGTTGGCTTGGAAAAGGAGGGGATAGGACCGCCATACGAGACAATGTCTCTGGTTTCATCAGTGGTATGTGCCGCCAATTTTTTACCATTAAAGGTTAAATCCTTAGCATCAGATACATGAAGAGGTGTTAAGAACACACCTTTATACCAGAAACCTTTGCCCTGTTTGCCGGATACGGAAACTTCAAAACATTTGCCAGTTTTTCCAAAGTCATTCTCTCTGGCCAAAATTTCAACTTCTTCAGGGGATAAAGTTGGTCTTGTAAAGGACTCGACCATCTTATCAACCCATGAGTCTAGTTGCACTAGTGGCTCAGGCAGGCTGGCTCCAAAAAACGTCCACAAGTCTTTAATAAAACTAGTCTTGTGTACGCCTGGGTCATGCTGAACTGGAACTGTCGGTTTGACAGGCTTTGTTTCAGCCTCAACAACAGAAGGAATTGGGGTTGGCTCAGGTGGTTTAGGTCGATCTTCAAGGAAGGCTCTCCACCTCTGAGAACTAGGTGATTGAGCTCCAACCCAAATGATCAAGTAGCCGGTGTCTACACCGGGCACCCTAAACTCCGTGACAGGTACTTTGGGGACGTTTATGACATGCTTTGGCACTTTAAGAACTAGTGCTTTGCTGCCATGAGAATTAGCTTCACTCAGGAGTTTAATGAGAGTAGGCAACCCACCAAAATCTAGGGTTTTCTTGCTCTGATCGTAGCTACTTTCCCAGGCATAATCATAAAAAGTAATGTCCGCCCACACCCCGGATGATGCATAGGAGATGGGTCTGACCACACCAAGGTGAACAAGGCATTCGCCAAGTTCCCTCGCCACCGGGTCAGGATCCCACACGTGGGTCACAAGTTTATTCTTGAGCATGTGGCTAGCCTCAGTTAAGACACCAGCACACACGTCCACCACGGAAAGATTGAATTGAGACACAATTTTCCAGAACTTGCTTGCGACACGCGAACGTGCTCCTTGCATGAGAAAAGGTATGATCGATGATGGGATCCTATCATCAAACCTTTCCTCGCCATCCGAGATGGTTCTGCCAACCATCCTTTTGAGAGAGGCACTAGAAACCTGGCTCTTGGACATGCCTGATCCAAGAGCCGATACAGCTGGTTGCTCTAAGAGCTCACCAACTTCGTCTTCGTTCATTTTAAGTTTTCAAAACGATTAAAGGGTAGCAATAAACGCCCGATTAATAAAATCAGCGTATTATATTAC